CCCGGCTCCGTCCCGATCCGGCTCCGCGACCAGGTCGGACGGCTCGTCGAAGATGTCGAAGTCTTTGCGAAGCTCCATCGGGTACAGGACAAGGACTCGAAAAGACCGATACCCTTCGACCCGTTACCGATGCAGACGAAGATCTTCGACGCCGTCCGGCGCGGCGCGCGGCGCATCGTCATAGTCAAGGCGCGACAAGTCGCGGCGACGACCGCGTGTAAGATGGTTCTCCATCATATGGCGTACACGTCTCCGCACGCGGCGATGATGGCTGTCGTATCCATGCGAGACGACAGCGCGACGACGCTCCTCGACGATAACCGCCGATGGATCGAAGACCTCCCTCGACTTCTCCGGCGTCCGATCTTGACGCAAGCTCGCGGCCGGATCGTTTACGGCGATACTCGAGCGGAGATCCGCGCGTTCACTTCGCGCTCACAAACGGGACTCCGATCCTTCTCGCCTCGAGCCGTCCTCATATCCGAAGCCGCCTTCGCTCCGGATCTCGAAGAGGTCGTCGCGCAAGCGGACGCCGCGGTCGGAGACGGGCTTCTTATCGTCGAGAGCACGGCGAACAACCCGGCGGACTTCTTCTCCCGCCTCGTCCAAGCGACGCCGGATAATGGTTGGGAGCTGCTCACGCATTGGTGGTACGAGCACTACCGCGACGACGATGTTCCGGCCGACTTCGAGCCGACATCGGACGAGCGCGAGCTCGCGGCCGCGTATGACCTTACGCCGAACCATCTTGCATGGTATCGCCGCGTCCGCGGTCGACTGAACTCCGACCACAAGTTCCGGCGCGAATACCCGTCGAGCCTCGACGACTGCTTTATCGACAGGGAAGGCGGATACTATGGCGAGGAAGTCCTCTCCGAAGTCCACGTCGTCGAGCACAACTTACACGGCGACCAACACGGCCGGGAGATTGAACCGCCGCACTCCGGCGACCGCTATGTGATGGGAGTCGATGTCGGAGGCGGAACCGGCGGCGATTATCACGCGCTCGCGGTCGTCTCCGTCTCGACCAGGCAACCGGTATACGTCGAGCGGAACAACCGGATAACCCCGGCCGCGTGGGCCCACCGGGTAATACAGGTCGCGAGCCGCTATAACCGCGCGCTCGTCCTTGCGGAGTCTAACAACCATGGCCACCTTCTTATCTACGAGCTCGACTCTTGCGGCTACCGTCAACAATGGCGGAACCCGGCCGGGAAGCCATGGACGACGACCCTTCAATCGAAGCTCGAGGCGTTCGATACGCTCCGCGAAGCGCTCCCGCTTATCCGCATCCTCGACCGTCCGACATGGCTCGAGCTGCGATCCCTAACCATCCCGGCCGGGAAGGTCGCACCGGAGGCGCCGAAAGGCGGAAACGACGACGCCGCCGTTGCGCTCGCGCTTGCTTACCGATGCCTTCGCGATGTCCCTTCGTCATGGCGGACGGCCGCGGTACACTCGAACCGAACTCGGATCGACGATCTTATAGCCGCGAGCCGTGCGCGTCGGATAAGATCGCACCAACTCCCGTTCTAAGGATACGCCGTGCTTACTCCCGACCGCGTCGCCGACATCGTCGCCCAACATGATTCATACTGGGACCAGCGGAGGACATACCTTCGCGAGCTCCGCAATCTGTATATGACGCGCTTTTGGCAGGACAACGCATATCCGACGCTCGACGGTATTCTTCGGACGGAAGTCCCTCGAGCATACGCCGTCGTCGAGAGCTATATCGGCTCGCTTTACAGTCGGAATCCTGCCGTCTTCGTTCAAGAGGATCTCCGCGCTCGAGGTAATGCGGAAGTCGCGCAAGCAACCGCGAATCAATACCTGCTAACGATCCGCGACCAGATCGAAGACGCGACCCGGCTCGCTCTGATTTATCCTTGCTCCTTCATTAAGCTTGCTCCGGTCGAGAGCGTCGATCCTCTAAAGCGAGTCTCGACCGCCGCGCTACCTCCTTGGGAAGTCCTGGTCGACGCTACGGCTTCGAGCTGGGAACAGCAAAGATACGTCGGCCATGCCTATTTGATGCCGCTCGAGGAAGCGACCGTCCGATACTCGAAGAGCGAAGACCAGTTCCGGCCGCGGATCTATTCGAAGTGGATCGACTCCGCTGAGATGGGAGGGAAGTCGCAGTCGCTCGGATACGACACGAGCGCGAATCCTCCGACCGCGGAGAAGTGGATTCGCGTCGTCGAAGTGTACGACCTTCTCGAAGATAAGCTCCTCGTATGGTCGGAGGACTACGACAACGGCTCGAGCTTCCTCTTCGAAGGTGTCAAGGTTCAAGTCGGAGCGCTCGACGAGACGGCCGCGGCCGATACCGAAACACCGGACGCGGAGCTCGTACACGAGACGACCGGCATCCCTTACAAGTCCGCGAGCGGTCGACCCGTCGTCCCGATCGTCCCGCTTTACTTCTCGCGAGATCCCGATACGCCTCTTCGCGGCTATAGCCTTATTCATAGGTCGCTCGACCAGTTCCGCGAGCTTAATGTGATGCGGACGTACCAGGCGCAAGGCGTCCGCCGCATGGCTCGTCAATGGCTCGTCCGCGCCGGCTTCCTATCCGAAGACGGCGCCGCGAAAGTCTCTCAAGGACTCGACGGCGAGTTCATCGAGTGCGACTTGCAACCGGGACAACCGCTCGAAGGGAATATGATCCCAGTCCCGAACACGCCGATCCCGGCCGATATCTCCGGCTATGCGATGATCGTCGAGCAAGACATCCGAGACGCGGGACTTCTCGCTCCTTTCACCCGCGGAGAAGTGACGAAGAGCACCGCGACCGAGCAAAATTTGCTCGCGGCGTATACCTCGAGCGAAGTCGGCCGGATGGCTCGCATCCGAGACGGTCTTATTACATCCGTCGCAAGGACTTACAATATCGTCCTATCCGTAATCTTGGGCGAGGACGCGGAGCCGCTCGCGCTTCCGAATCCGGTCGGCCCGACGATCCTCTCCGCGGACGACCTTACCGGGGACTTCCGATACTGGGCCGTCGATGCCGGCTCGACGCCGATGTCGGCACTCGCCAAACAAGCCGCACTCGAGCGTCTCGCTCCGCTCCTTGCTCAACTCGGGACTCCCTCGTCGGAACTCCTCGAGGAGCTCGTTCGCGCGTACCAACTTCCGGAGAGCTTCGTCGCCGTACCGGAACCCGTCCCCGCGGCCGAAGAAGCCGTCCCCGCTTCCCCGGAAGCTCTTCCCTTCCCTTCGGAGATCTAAGCCATGCCTATGTACACCCCTTCATCCGACATCCCTCGCGACCTGGTCGAAGCCGCGGAAGACGTCGACGATACCATCGGCGCGGAGCTCGAGGCGCTTATCCCCCCTCCCTCGAGTCCATACAACGCGAAGACCCTTACCGCTCTCGCGAAGGCGCTCGCCTCTCTCGGTAAGGTGATGGGGATCGACATCGAGGCGGAGACATACTCCGAGCCGTCGACCCGTCTCGATCCCGATATGGTGCGCTTCCTGGCGATGTTCGAGCAAGCCGCCGAAGACTATGGCCAACCGCTCCCCGTTGCGCTCGACCAGATTAAAGGCGACCGCGAGCTTACCGCCATTACCGCGCACTTGATGAAGCTCGCGCAAGACTCCGGCTTCTCCGACTTCCTGGATTCGCCTATGGATGAAGCCGAAGTAAAGATCGAGATCCGAGGCGACGGGGAAGAGATGGAAGAAGAAGAAGAGTTCGACTTCGCTTCTCGGATGCGCCGGTAATGGCGTTCGTATCCCTCCGATCCCGCTTGCTCCAAGCCTTCGGCATAGGGCCGAAGGTTTCGCCGCGTCGCGTCGTCCCGCAAACGCGGGGACAAGCCTACTTCCGAGCATACGGAGGAGGGACGCGCGCAAACTTGCAACGCGCGATCGAGAACCGCCAACCGGTCACTTTCTACTATGTCGATAAATGGCAACCGCCGGGAACACCGGGAGCGGCCGGACAACGGCTCGGGAACCCTCACGCGATATGGAAGGGGCCGAACGGGTCGGTCTATCTGCACTTGTACGTCGATCCTCAATCCGCGACCGCGACGGGATCTCTTCCCGGATGGCGGACGTTCCTTCTCGACCGTATTCAAAACGTCTCCGTCCTCGAGCTGGGGACTAACTTCCTCGGACGTCCCGTCCGGTTCGTCGCGGCGCCGGGATGGAACCCGGCATGGTATCGCCGCGTCGGGACGCCGATAACCTTACTCAAATAAGGAGGGAGTCTCGTGACCACCCCTTCACACCAGAGCACCGCAGAACTCGTCCTCGCCGACATGGCGACCATGAACGAAGCAGCCCCGGCCGAAGCGGCCGACCAGGAAGAGCAGACCGACCAGGCGGAAGCCGATGTCGAGGTCGAAGAGCAAGGCGCCGAAGAAGAGGCGCCGACGCGTCGCGGCTTGTCTTGGGAAGACGCTATGCGGAAGGTTCCGCCGGATATTGCGCGTCTTATGCGGAACATGCAAGCGGACTACACGAAGAAGACGCAAGCGCTCGCCAGCCAGCGGAAGGAGTTCCTCCGAGAACGCGAGGCGCTTCTTAAAGGGAAACAAGCGATTCAAGACCGGGAAGAGATCCCCAAATATGATCCCTTCGACGAAGACAGCGTAAAAGCGCGAATCGAAGTCGAAGTGAATCGCCGCCTTCGCGAAGTCCTCGAGCCGATGCAAGCCGAATACGAGACGATGCAAGCGGAGGACGACTATCAACGCTTCATCGCCGACCATCCCGACTTCGAGTCCGATACCGGTCTTCGCTCCGAAGTTCAACATCTTCTCGAGTCGAACGAGTCTCTCGACCTCGAGACGGCCTATTGGGCAGCTCGCGGGAAGAAGTCGCGCATCGAAGAGAAGAAGTCGCGGGAGGATGCGGCCGCGCGTCGACGAGCTTCGAAAGAAGCAGCGCTCCGCGGTACGGCCGCGCCTCGCCGCGGCGCCGTCGCCTCCAAGCCGTCGACCAAAGACCTTCGCAAGATGTCGACGGCCGATATTCTCAAGCTTGCTCAATCCATGCACCGGGATTGATCTGGACTTATCCATAGAGTGCTGGTAAAGGTATGGATAACGGCCACCCCTCGCGGAGCCGATCCGGAACACGCGACCAGCACTCCGACCATGAACGACAACCATCTTCTAAACGGAGGGCGCTTCAATGGCTCCTCAGTCAGTAATTAGCACTACGCTGCAACTGCTTCGCGACCGCCTGGTCGATAACTCATTCCTATCCCATCCTCTGATCCGCGCGATCGAAGAAGCCGGGAATCTCGTCAAGGTGTCCGGCGGTCTTCGCGTCGAACAGCCTGTTATCTTCGGCGACCATAGCTCCATCACCGAGCTGTCGAACGGCTTCGAGCCTGTCAGCATGGCCGTGACCGATCCCTTCCAGAGCGCAAAGTTCGAATACGCGAACTTCACACAGCCCATTATCTTGTCCGCCGTCGAAAAGGCAGCTAATAAGGGCGATCTCGCTGTCGTGAACATCCTCGAGAGCAAGATGAAGAACGTCATGTTGTCTCTGAAGAAGGAAGTCTCGAAGCAGATCATCGCCGGGGACTCTTCCGTCCTCTCGACTCTTC